CACGCGGTGTTCGGCGGCTTCGGCTACTTCCGCATCAACACGCGCTACACCTCCGACGACACCTTCGACCAGGACATCGTGATCGAGCGGGTCCCGAACCCTCTGGCGGTGTATCCGGACTGCTACAGCACGAGCGCCGACAGCTCGGACTGGTCCTACTGCTACGTCACCGACAACATGTCCAAGGCGGCCTTCCAGAAGGCTTACCCGGGCGCGACGGAGGTGGACTGGCAGGGCGAGGCCTGGAAGGGCGTCGGGGCGCCGTGGATGGACGGCGACTTCGTCCAGGTTGCGGAATACTGGGTCCGGGAGAAGGTCAAGCGGACCATCCTGCTGCTGACGGACGGATCCGTGGTCCCGGTGGAGGACTACGAGGCCAACAAGCCGGCGTTTGACCTGATCGGCGTGGGCGTGCAGGGCTCGCGGGACGTGGACAGCCACAAGGTCCGCCAGCACATCATGAGCGGGGCCGAGGTCCTCGACACGGTGGAATGGGCCGGGCGGTATATCCCGATCATCCCGGTCTATGGGGCCGAGGTGAACTTCAAGGGCAAGCGGCACTTCCGCAGCCTGATCCGCGGGGCCAAGGACGCCCAGCGCATGTTCAACTACTGGCGGACCACCTCGACCGAACTGGTCGCGCTGGCCCCCAAGGCCCCGTTCATCGGGCGCAAGGGTGCGTTTGAGACGGATGCGGCCAAGTGGGCGACGGCCAACGTCCAGAGCCATGCGTTCATCGAGTTCGATGGGCCGGAAGCCCCGCAGCGCCAGCCGTTCTCGGGCGTGCCGGCGGGTGCGCTTCAGGAGGCCCTGAACGCCTCGGACGACATCAAGTCGGTCATCGGCATGTATGACGCCAGCCTCGGCGCGCGGTCGAACGAGACGAGCGGCAAGGCCATCATCGCCCGGCAGATGGAGGCGGACAACGCGACGTTCCACTTCATCGACAACCTCTCGCGGGCCATTCGCCATGCGGGCCGGGTGCTGATCGACCTGATCCCGCAGGTCTACTCCGTCCCCCGCGTCATTCGCATCCTGGGCGAGGACGGCGAAAGCGAGATGAAGCCGGTCAACCAGCCGGTGCAGGTCGAGGAAAAGGACCCGCTGACCGACGAGGTCCGCGAGATTACCCGGATCTACGACCTGACCTCGGGCCGCTACGACCTCACCGTGTCGGCGGGCCCGTCCTTCGCCTCCCTGCGGCAGGAAGCGGCCTCGCAGATGATCGAGCTGATCCGGGCCTATCCGGACGCGGCCCCGATCATCGGCGACCTCCTGGTGAAGAACCTGGACTGGCCGGGCGCCGAGGAGATCGCCGAGCGGATGGAAAAGGCGATGGCCGGCAGGGTCATGAGCGAGGCCGAGGGCGAGGCCCCGGACGCTCAGGCTCAAGCCGCCGTCCAGCAATACGCCGTGGCCCTGCGCGAGATGCAGGCCCGCTACCAGGCGCTTGAGGCCGACAAGAGCCTTGAGGCCCGGAAACTCGACATCGCGGCCTTCGAGGCTGAGACCAAGCGCATCAGCGCGATGGCCCGCGAAACCCGACTGCCCGCCGGTCTCTACGACGCCGGCTGACAGAGCCCGGCCCGCCGTGAGGCGCGCCTTTCCCTTAGACGGACCCCCTACCCATGACAGAAGACGCGACCAATCCGGTCGACGTCGAGGATGATGCTGTCCTCGACGCTCCGGAAGTCGACGCTGAGTCCTACAGCGACGACGAGACCCCCGAGGCGGAAACCGAAGGAGCCGAAGACGGCCAACCGGAGGACGACACCGAGGAGGTGGACTGGGACGGCGCGAAATATCGCGTTCCCAAGCCGCTGAAGGACGCTCTGCTGCGGCAGGCGGACTACACCCGGAAGACCCAGGAACTCGCCGAGCAGAGGCGGACTGTCGAGCAGCACTTCACGTCGCTGACCCAGCAGGCCGAACTCCAGCAGGCGACCCTTGAACACCGGGTGAACCTGCGGACTGTGGAGCAGCAGCTCCAGCAGTTCCAGAACACCGACTGGTCGGCCTACTCGGCCAACTACGGTGCGGAGGCGACGGCTGCGGCCATGGCCTCCTGGCAGCAATACAGGGACGCGAAAGCCGAACTGGAAGGCGCCATTGCGAAGACCGAGACGGACTTCCGGCAGATCAGCGAGCGGTCCACCGCCAACGCGATCGCCCAGGCCGAACAGGTCCTCTCGCGCGAGATCGAGGGCTGGTCCCCTCAGCTGGTCACGACCCTTGCGGGATACGCTGCCGAGAACTTCGGCATCACCCCGCAGGAGCTTCGGGACAGCGTCATCAATCCGGACGGCACGGCGGATCCCCGCACCTTCAAGGTGCTGGCCCGCCTTCATGCGGCCGAGACGGAACTGGCGAAGCTGAAGGCCCAGGCCACCAAGGCGCAGCAAGCGGCCAAGCAGGCCTCTGTCACTCCCGCCAAGGCCGTTGGCCAGCGGGCGGGCGGCTACAAGCCCGGCCTCGATGACAGCCTGCCGGCGGACGAATGGCTGCGCCGCCGAAACGCGCAACTGGCCAAGGCCGGAGCGCGCTGACCCCCATCACACGGCCCGTCGAGATGACGCGCCTTTCCCATGAAGGAACCTGATCGTGGCCAATACGATCCTGACCCCCACGGCGGTGACCCGCGAGGCTCTCCGCGTCCTCCACCAGAAGCTGAACTTCGTCGGCTCCATCGTCCGCGACTATGACGACTCGTTCGCCAAGTCCGGCGCGAAGATCGGCGACAGCCTGAAGATCCGCCTGCCGAACCAATACACGGTCCGCTCGGGCGCCACCCTGTCCGCCCAGGACACCGTCGAGCAGTCGGTCACGCTCCAGGTCGCCACCCAGAAGGGCGTGGACCTGAACTTCACCTCGGTGGACCTGACCCTGTCGCTGGACGACTTCTCCAAGCGCATCCTGGACCCCGCCATGTCCGTGCTGGCCGCCTCCATCGAGGCCGACGCCATGAACATGTATAAGGACGTGTTCAACAGCGTCTGGAACGGCGCCTCGGCCATCACGCTGGCGAAGGTGCTGGAGGGGCGTTCGCTCCTGCAGACCTCCCTCGCCCCGCTGAACGACCGGACGGCGAACCTGAACACCCTCGACAACGCGAACCTCGTGGACGCGCTCAAGGGCCTGTTCAACGACACCTCCGGCATCGCCAAGCAGTATCGCGAAGGCTACATGGGCCGCACCGCCGGCTTCGACTTCGTCGAAAACACCATGTGGTCCAAGCACACGCGCGGCGCGGCGAACGGGTCCTACACGACCTCGACCCTCGTGGGCGTGCTGCCGATCTCGGAAACCCCGGTCTCGACCATGACCGTGGCCACCGGCACCGGCGCCATGGCCGTGGGTGACGTGTTCACCATCGGCAACGTGTTCTCGGTCCACCCCGAGACCAAGGCCAACACCGGCACCCTGCAGCAGTTCGTGGTGACGGCGGCCTACGCCGGCGGCGCTGGCACCGTGTCGTTCAGCCCGGCCATCGTGCTGGCTGGCGGCCGTCAGAACGTGGTCATCCCGACCACCTCGGCGACCGCGGCCATCACCTTCTTCGGGACGGCCTCCACGGCGGTCGGCACCTCCCTGCTCTACCAGAAGGAAGCCTTCGCCTTTGCGACGGCCGACCTGGTCATGCCGGGTGGCGTGGACTTCGCCGCGCGCGAGGTCATGGACGGCATCTCGATGCGGGTCGTCCGCCAGTATGACATCAACAACGACAAGTTCCCCACTCGTCTGGATGTCCTCTACGGCTACAAGACGCTGCGGCCCCAGCTGGCCACCCGTCTGCACAACAGCTGATCCAGCTGACTGATCGGGGGGAGGGGCTTCGGCCTCTCCCCTTTTTCGCGGGGGTTCCATGGCCATCACGACCTATTCCGAGCTTCAGTCGGCTGTCGCGGACTGGCTGAACCGGTCGGACCTGACCGCCCGCATTCCCGACTTCATCACCCTGGCCGAAACCCGGGTGAACCGCGTCCTTCGCTCGCGGGAGCAGGGCGTCATCGCCACGGCGAACATCGACACCCAGTTCTTCGCGGTCCCGGCGGACTTCCTCGACTTCAAGTCCTTCCGGATCACCGACACCGGCGGCAACGCCTACGAGCTCATGCTGGCGACACCCGAGCAGGTGAGCGCGGCGCTGGCCGAGAACAGCGTCAGCAACACGCCCCGGTTCGTCACCATCATCGGCGACCAGTTCCAACTCTGGCCCGCGCCTGACCAGTCCTATGTCGGGTCCCTGGCCTACATGCGGAAGGTCCCGGCCCTGTCCGACGCCGCGCCGAGCAACTGGCTGCTGGCCGAGGCCCCGGACGTTTACCTCTACGCCTCGCTGATGTCGGCGGCGCCCTTCCTGCGCGACCCCGAGGCGCTGGCGACTTTCAAGGCCCTGTTCGACGAGGCCCTGGAGGAAATGCGCCGCTCCGACAAGCCGGTGGTCGGCGTCCTTCGCACCGAGTTCCCCCAGCGCGGCCTCCAGCGCCGCTACAGCATCTATTCCGACTTCTGAGGCATCCTGAATGGCTATCAAATACGCGACGGCGGTTCGTAACGCCAAGATGGACACGGTCACATCGCAGACCGGGACCTCGGCCAAGCTGCGGATCTACAACGGCACGCGCCCGGCCAATCCCAACACCGCGATCACCTCCCAGACCCTGCTGGTGGAGCTCACCTGCAACGCCACGGCGTTCGCGGCGGCGGCTTCCGGCGGCGTCCTGACGGCCAATGCGATCAGCAACGGCACGGCAGCGGCGACCGGCACGGCCTCCTGGTTCCGCCTGTGGCAGTCGAACGGCACGACCCCGATCATGGACGGCGACGTGTCGACGGCGGGCGCTGACCTGAACCTGAACAACACCTCCATCGCCACGGGCCAGACGGTGAGCGTGACCTCCTTCGCCGTGACCGAAGGCAACGCCTGATGGCTGACAACGTCGGATACACACCTGGATCCGGCGCAACCGTTGCGGCGGACGACATTGGCGGCGTCCTGCACCAGCGCGTCAAGATTGGCGTCGGCGCGGACGGGTCGGCGACGGACGTTTCGTCGACCAACCCCATGCCGGTCAAGGACGACAACGCCGGCAACGTGCTTCTGCGCATCCTGCAGATGCTCATGGCCCCGCTCGGCTACGACAAGTCGCTCGGCCGGCAGCGCGGGACGGTGGTGGTCGAGAGCGGAACCGTGACCACGGTCTCGACGGTGACGACCGTCTCCACGGTCACGACCCTGAACACGCTCCAGAACCTGACCGGCTTCTCCGGCTTCCCTTCCAGCATGATGGTCTACGACCAGAACCGCGCCGCCTGGGCGGCCTGCGTCCGCGCCCGGATCACCTGAGGACCCAATGGCTAACACGTTCAAGAAGGTCATCGATCAGCTCGTCTGGCGGCAGGTCAACCCGAGCCCGAACGCGCACAACGCCGCCGCCTCAATGGTCTCGGACCTGCGCTCTGGCTTGCTGCGGAACCCCTTCGTCTACAACCTGCTGTCCAACACGGTCCTGAACCGCTTCAACATCATCACCAAGGCCTGGCAGCCGATGGCCTCGCCGGTTCTGTCCGGCACGTTCGGCGCGGGCTCGACCGCAGCCTTCGCCCCGTCCCTCGGGCTGGTCGGCACCATCGCAGCGGGCGCGACGACGACCTCGGTGGTGATCTCGACGGCCTTCCCCACGGCGGTCGGCCTCAACATGCTCGCCAACCGTGGCGGGTCTGGCGACAAGGGCTTCAAGCTCCGCATCATCGACACCACGGCGGGCAAAACCGAGGAGCGGTGGATCGTCGGCAACACGGCCGGCACGACCCCGACCATCACGGTCGATGCGGCGTTCACCTTCACGCCTGCGCTGGGCGCCCGCTACGAAATCCTGTCGGGCCGCCTGTTCATGCTGGGGTCCGGCACGCTGGCGGCCAACTCGTGGCGCTCGTTCGAGGTCGCGGCCAACACCCTCTCNNCCGGCCTGTCAATCACCAACCTGCCGGCCACACTCAGCACCGACTCCAGCATCCTCGTGCTGGACGAGCAATACACCCCCTACGACATGGCCCCTGGCGAGGGGCTGGTGAAGGGCTCGTTCCTCTACGACACCGGCGTCAACGCGCTGGCGGCCACGGCCTCCGGCGCTTCCACCCTGACCGGGCAGGCTTCCGGCGGTGACGCGGTCGTGCTGGCGAACGAATACCGCAACTTCCAGATCCGCGTCGTGCAGGACACGACCACGCCCGGCGCGGTCGGCCAGCGGCGGATCATCGCCTCCCACACGGCGGGGGCTTCGCCGGTCTACACCCTCGGCACGGCCTGGACGACGCAGCCTTCGTCTTCGGCGAAATACGTCATCGAAC